CATGTTCATATCAGGCTCATTGCCTAATTCATCTTGCCCAGGTATAATTGGGGTAGCCTGCCCAGTGACCACTCCTAAGGCTTGATCTAATTGTTGTTTAGTAGATTGTAAGTTTTGTACTAGCCCACTAAGTGCTGCAGTAGCATCTGCATTAAATTGTGTTGCTTGTTCTATGCCGACTTGATTTTTAATTTGATCAACTAACGCCGGCAAATCTTTAAATTGCATACTTGTAACTTGCTCTAACATTTTTTGTACTTCATCAACCATGTCTTGAGAAGCCAAAACTACTTGAGCCTGTTGTACTTCACTTTCTCGTAATATGTGATAGAGTTGATGTCTAAGTTGTTTACTTTCAGTTTTAAGGGCGGCATTGGCTACTAATTGCTGATCTTGCGGATTTAATGTTTGTCCTTGTGTAGCTTTTTGCATTGCCATTTTTAACTTAGGATCACTAATGCTATTAACTTGTGCTTGTTGTTTTGCTTTTGCGGCCGCTTGTCCGGCAGCTACTGTGGGATTAGGATTTGCTACATTTTGCTGTTGATTTTGCACATTTTGCTGAGCACCGGCGGCAGCGCCTACTGGCACTGTTGAAGTTTCTTTAACTTTAGTAGCCAATACTTTTTCCATCATCATTAATTTTAAATATGTTGGATCTTGTTCACTATTGTGGAAGGCAGTTGTTTGACGATGCTCGTTAACTAAATTACGTACTTTATTTAACATTAATCGAGCTTGACGTCCAGACATAACATCAATATTGATGCTATCGCCAAAATAACTTTCAAAGACTTTAGCGGCTTGCTTTGATGGTTTGGTTGATGCTAGTTCGAACAGTTTCATTATTAAATCCTCTTTGTTGACAGTATTTAGCCCAATTTACACATTTATTTAATTGTAATTCTATTTGTTTTTTATGAATAATTTTAGTTTCTAATTTTGCTACAATTAAATCACGGAAATTGTTATTTTTACTACGCTCTGCTACATTTGATCTAATTTTAATGTCTGTCGTTAGTAAATTAAGTTTATTATCTAACATCATTATATCTCGAGCTAGATTGTATTTTTTATATTTGTCAGCTATACACCAACTTAATGCTGTTTTGGTACTATGAAAAAGTCCAACTTCTGTATCACCGTCAAAAACCCGATATATAGGTTTTTCAATAATTATTTGATATCTATCAAATAATTCATAATCTCCGTTGGTATTTTGCCAAATTAAATTTTTAATGTTAGTATTAAACTCAGAGAGAAATAATTTTTCTAATTCTTTGTCGTTCATTTTAGTACGTAGTGCATTATTAAATAACCGGTAGTGCTAATTAAAAATGTTATTATCCCTACTCCCCATCCAATTATTTGATCATTTCTTTTTTCTGCCATTTTTTCGACGATTCCGTGGACCTTACAAATCATGTCAGATAATTCAGATATTTTGTGATCTACATTCTCAAGTCTGGTATTTAAAGCATTATAACGTTCAGCACATAATTCAACATGCGCTTCCAAACTCTTTTTTTCAATGTCTGTAGCTTCGATCATAATAATTTCCCGTTAATATATATTTATGTCAAACATTCAAACCATATATTTTGATTGTCCCCGCTAGTAAATATTATTGGGTCTAACTCTATTTTGTTTTTTAATCCCACTAACATGGGCACAGCCTCAGCATCTGATAATAACATTTCTGTGGGATTTTCAGGTGGACCAAACACAGCTGGGGTTTCAACTTCGAATTCAAATGTCCATAAATTTTCATTATTTACTGGAAAAGTTATGTCAAAAATTTGTGTTCGTAAGCTAATTATTTGAGTTATAGTTTCCCAATTTCTTTGCTGATTCCTTGCGTGATTCCACATGTTTTCATTTAAAATTATATTTCCTGATTTATCATTAAATGGGATGCGCGATGATTTGTAGTGCCCAGTTACACCGGTAGCTGTAATATCAAAAAAAGTTTTACAAAGGAATCTCATTAAAAATATTACTGGCTATTACTCAGATGATAAACAAGTTTAGCTTGTTCTAATATGTTATAAAGTGCCGTATTAGTTTTAGCGGCTCGGCGAATTTGCCCCCAAAGCTGATCTTCCTCAATTTGAGCTCGTACACTCAATGCTTTTGGGCTTTCGCTATGTAATTTTCTATGAGCGCTTCCAGACTCTCTGATATAGATTGTTTCCCCGCCATCTGGACTTTCATATATAACTGCTTCGGTAATTTTGTTAACTATCATTATGTGTGTATTTAATGATATAAAATTAATACAATATATTATAGTCAACAAAAAACCCACCTAAGTGGGTTTTTGCTTTTAAAATAAAATTTAAAATTAAGATGCGCTAGTTGCGGTTGATGCCAAACGGAATCCAACGTTTGTAACACTAGCGGCTGCTACGTTACAATATGTTCCAGCTGTTGTGTTTTGGATGTTACCCAATCCTTGAATTGCAGCTTGTAATGTAGCGGCTGTATAAGCACCAGTTGGATAAACAGCTACGCTGAAATCAACTGTATTATTTGTATTATCAACTTGATACATTGCTACTGTAGCAGTTTGTTGAATTGTTTGAAGAATCAATTGAACTGCGCCATTAACGCCAGCTTGGTTAAAAGCTGAGTTACCAAGACCAACTCCAAAAAAGTCCAATTTTGGACCCATAAAGTTAGTTGGGGTACCTGCTGGAGCGTATGCTGTGTTAGCAGATAACTGAGAACCGTTAAGTGTATCAGTTGCGAATACGGGTTGTGACCCACCGTTTACCAATGTAATATATGCCATGTTAAATCTCCTTAGATGTATGAACCTTTCGGTTCTGCATTTATTTAGTAAAAAGATTTAAATTGATGGGATTGAGGTTATTTCCGTGCTAAGTTTCGTTGTTGGTTAGTCCTGCTAAATCCAAATCTGTTAACAAATTTTACAATTCCCCCAGGTATCGTAACTACCCATCCTTCTTGTCCTGGGTGTTGTTGATCTAGTTGTTGTAACAAATCTATTTTAATATCATGTAGTAATACAAATGCTGTAAATGCCGCAGTAATACCGTCAATGTTACCACGTGGGCTTTGCAAATATTCTACAATATTATTAAATTTTTTAGTGGTTACTTTAGTTTTTAACCAATTGACAAAACCAGGTAGTAATTGATTAGCGTTAAAATCAGTTACTGTTTCATCTTTAACTAAACTATTGATATAGTCTATACATAGTTTAGGTAAATCAGTAATTTGTAAAGCCCTTAATTCAGCAGGGTTAAACAGTTGGTTAATGGCTGCCCCTTGCTTTACTAACAAAGATTTAAGTTCTTTAAGTTTACCACTTTCCGTAGGTTGAACATTGGCCGTAGGGTGAATTGGTTCTATCAATAATAACCCAGGCACAGGATTTAATCTCACTTTACCTAACGGTTCTTTAGGCGCACCTGGCTCTTTATATCTTGTGTGTATAGCAATACCAACGTCACTATTGCCTATTTCTTCTCCTAACTCGCTGGCTGCCGGAATAGAATATTGTACAGTATTAGGTTTAAATATGTATGCACCACGCTCTTCTGGCGGAGTGCTAGTATACAATAAATCACCGTTTATATATCCTTTAAAGTCTTTGGGTGTAGATGCTTCTAACATAGGCCAAAGTTTATGGTAAATAGGGAATAAATTTGTCACACGATTTGCAGAATTGCCTTTAGCGGCTGCTTCAGCATCACGTTTCATCAAATGTGATTTAACTTGAGAAGGACTTGAAAATAATCCGTTGTATCCAACGGCTGTAAATCCGGCAGTATCAGTTAACACAAATGTGCCATCAGGCTGGCGACCCCAAATAAGGGCGGGACTGCCATCCCATTTTACACTTACACTTGATGTAGTATTATCTTTTAAATGTTCTATAATTGCCAAAGCATCTTTTATGCCAGTTGCGCCACGTCTAAATACTAAGTCTTCTATATGTTCGATACCCTTAGCTTGCCCGCCTTGAACTACAGGTTCTTCGGCTTCTACAAGTTTCTGCATACCTTGATTAACAATACGATCACGTAGCCTTGCTAAAAAGTTAACATCGCTCTCGCCTTTTGATTCATCTAGTTCAATTCCGTTTTTAGCAAATGCGGCTCTAGCATCTGCTAATTTTGCTTCGCGTTTAGGATCGCCTTGTAGTGCTTGTAGCATGGTTTCAACACTATACAAGTCTTCGCGATCGGCCTTTTTGTTTAACATTAATTTCGCTATTTCGTCAGGATTGGAAGAAACAACCTGATTGGTAGCACGATCTACTAATCCCTTGCGAGTTATAATTTTATAACCTAATGCTTTGGCAATACTGTTAAGCATTATGTGCCTGTCAACTGCGCTGAATCTACTATTAACAGGATGCGATATGAAAAATTGCCCTACGGCCATATCTTCCATAAACATAAAGTCTGTTTGGACATATCCGTTTTTAGGATTACCGGCTATAGGTGTTTTAAAATGTACTTGATCACCGCCTTTTTTAATATATTCTTGCGGTTTTAATTTGTGATTAATACACCAATTGGTAAGTTCCGCTATTAATTGATCAGGCGAAATATCTTTTGTACTTACTTGTAAGTCTAAATCACCCGAAGAAGGTTTTTTACCAGTGCTACCTAACCATCGCTCGGGATATCCAGTTTTTTGATCTACTTCGCCTTTTAAGTCAAGCCCAGTCAATTGTTCAAGCCAGTCGACAGTAATAGGAATATCAGTCTGATTAATACGTTGTGTCAGGGACTGCCCATCTTTGTTTTTAAATACGTTTCCGCCTTCTTTTAATAATGCCATAATTAATATTTAGTTGCCATAAGTTGAGCTAATTGTTGTTGTAAATAATGGGCTTGCCCAGTGTTAAAAATTTCAGCATTACGCAAGTCGGCCATGGTTTTATTGACCATAATATTATGATTTTCAATTTGTCTACGTCGACTGCTTTCAGCCAATCGTCTTTTAGTTTCGTAATAGTCTTCTTGTGGTACATAATTCGTATTATTTTCGGCAACTAACCCTACTGCTTTCATCAAATTATCTATTGTAGGAGACCCCGTACTACGCACATTTACTTTTTCTTTAGACTGTTGAATTTGTTGTTTTAGTTTAGCCACAGTTCTATCATCAAGCCCTGTAGCGTATGCCGCGTTTCTTTGAGCTACAGTAGATTGCACTGGTGTATTAGATATTTTTCCTGAAATTTTATCATTTACATAATCTACGCCAGCCAATGCTACAGTGGCGTATTTTTTTACTAATTTATTTACTACCGCAGGATTATCTTTATTGGCAATAATATTTTTCATCAAAGGATCTAACTGTTGTTTTACGTAAGGATCGCGTGAAGCCTGACTTAACCCAGGAATTTGTGAATTAATCCAAATATTAAAATCTTTAGCAATATCTTTCATATTCTGCTCCTTGACTGTTTATGTTTATAGTATATTATCATTTGATATTTTTGTCAACTGTTGTGAAAAAACAACATTCTAAGGCTTACTGTTTGGAGTGGCAGAAGAGGCACCAGTAACACCTTGTGTGCCAAATTGGGTGCTAAAAGATTGTGCTATAGACTGAGCTTTAGACTGATTGACTGAATTTAAATATTGAGTTAACGGAGAATTTGCACTTACTTGCTGAGTAGTCATTGCCGGTGCTGGTTTACTGGTATTTGCAGCATACCCCTTGGCGGCTAATGATTTAGCCGCGGCCTGTGCTTGTTTGTTGTATTGAGTTTGTTTAGTTATTGCTAAAGCTGTCGGGCTAGTTAATGCGCTTGCGGCCCCTTTAATACCTCCCCATACTCCGTTTTTATTACCTTTACCTTGTCCTTGACCATAACCCATTTTAGCTGCCGATAATCCTGCTTGTGCAGTTTGAACACCTGGGATAGATTGGGCTATAGGATTTACTACTCCAGTTTTTACGGCACTTCCGGCTCTTTTAGTAGCATTCCAACCCGTTTGTGCCGCTCCTTTTACTGTTTGCCCAACAGGAGATGCCGCGATATTTTGCGCTTTAGTTTTTACAGCACTAACAGCATTTTTGACACTATCTAATATACCTTCATCAATATGCTGTTTTTTAATTATTTCATGTATTTGCATCAGTTTTCCTTACTGTACGAGTAAACTTTCCCGGATCTCGAAGTTTAATCGCATTAATTAATTTGCGTGTAAGGTTCTCTGCTTGTTCAGGAGTATATGTAGCATCAATTTGTTCTAATAATCTTATAGCACTAGAAATAATATTTGCGGCACGATTTTCGATAATATGTCGATTATCTTTTTCTGTGTATAAGCTTTCTAATTCTTCTAATATGCTACGTGTTTGTTTTTGCATTTGAGCCAGAACCTTTTAAATATTTATTAATTTTTAGATAATAAATTCTAATTTAAGATTGTTTAATTTGTCCTAGCAATTGTTTTAATTTATTACTTTGTACTTCTGCTGTGATTTTACTCGAATCTTCATTTGATTCATCTACCACCTTACTTTGTGTTTTAATACTATTATAGATATTGGGTTTATTGAATGAACTCACTGGGCCTGAATCTTCAGGTAAATCTGTAATTCTCATGGTTTCAATATTATATTCCAATTCAACTTTTTGGCCAGTACCGTTACTTGTGCGAGTCTTCATACATTGTAGTTGATATCTTCCTCGTTCTTTCATAGCACGGCTTGTAAAAATACCAAATACATTATCAGCAGTATTAATTTTACTAATACCTCCTGATATATGACTATGATCAAATTCAATTTCTTCGACCGCACTACGATTTAATTGACTTGCTGTTACAAATAACACATTAAGTTCTTTAGCTAAATTACGTAATTCCTCTGATACATATTTGTCTTTAACAAACAAATCGTTAGGGCTTACTTTTGCTGATACTGGCATTAACAAATCTAAATAATCTACCATAACAAAATCAATTTTAATTCCTGTTTGTACTTGAACTTCTTTAAGATAACTTCTAACATCATTAACATTACTTTGTGCTGGCAATGATTTGACTCGATATTGTCCTGCTTTTTTGCCGAACATTTTAACTTTTAATTCAGCAGTATCTAAATCTTTTCTAATATCTTTAGTTGACATGCCCGACAACATCGCATCAGTTCGCAAACCGCATAATTCTTCGCTGAGTTCTAAACTAACATATGCTCCGCTTAATCCTTGCTCCAGCCAACTTAAAGCAATATTCATCATGACTAATGATTTGCCTGAACCAGAACCACCTGCGAATATGTTTAGTTCTCCTCTGCTAAATCCGCCAT